AAGTGCTAGTAGAAGGAGAGGTGGGAATTTGTTATGATACTCTACCGTTCTTCTCTGCATCTCATACAATGGGAACTGCAACATATGCCAATGTGGCTACTGGGAAACTAGATAGTAACACAATCCTAGCAGGATTTGCATTTATGGAGAGTATCAAAAATCCTGAGGGCGTGAGCTTAGGAATCAGACCGACAATGCTAGTGTGTGGGCCACAAAATAGAGCTAATGCTATATTGGCACTAGATAATCAACTAAATGACGGTGGCGGTAGCAATAGCACATATAAAATTGTGCCATATATGGTTCTGTCTGAGATTAGCGATGCTAGCTGGTATCTGCTTGATGTCTCTGCACCACTAAAGCCGTTCATCGCTCAAATAGCAGAAGATGGACTGTATGAAGCTAGCAATGACCATAGGTTTATAAAAGATATGTCTCTTTTTGGGACTAAGTCGTTTTTGAATGCTGGCTATGGACTATGGCAAACAGCGATGAAGTTTAAGCCTGCAGTGTAGAGAATGAGTAGTTCTTTGCTTTTGGCTCGTGCTACCACGGCACTCTTTAACCAAAGTGAGATTACGCAAGAGCTTTGCGATACGGCATATGGTGAAGCTTTAGACCTCACGGGAAACAAGCCAATACCTGTGACTATGTTGCTTGATTTGGCATTTATGAGACTGAAACTTCATCTCAAGGTTGAAGTAGAAGATGTAGAGTCAAAACTAGCTTTTATGGCAATCAAAGAGGCTGAACGGACATCCGTGGTCGTAGGTAGTGATGGTGTACTAAGTGCGTTAGATACAGGCGTAAAGACAAGCAAAAGGAGAAGTGAATGGGATATGTAGATGCGTTTAGTGCAGTGAGCGGTTCGTTTATTGAGGCTATTGTGGTGGCTCACCCATCGCTTGTGAATCAAAACGGCGTTTACATACTATTCAATGGCTCACGGGCTGCGGACAAAGCACAAGATGAGATTAGCTTTTTGTTGATTTTGGCAGCTAATAGCTTTGTGGGTGAGAACTCACTACTGGAGCTAATAGATGATGCTCAAGAAAGGGTGCGAAATAGCCCTTTTGATATGAGTATATCTAACAGTACAAGAGCGGAAATAGGAAACAATACGCTTTATAGTGTAGTGCTAAATATCCAAATAAAAATAAACAATGAAGGAAAATAAATGAAATTTGAAGTATTAAAAATATCGGTAATAGCAGGTATGTTCTGTGAAATAGGAAAAATCATAGAGCTAGATGAGCGAGAAGGCAATAAATATCTCGATGCTGGATTTGTGAAAATAGCAGAAGAGACAACTGAAATAACTGAAACAACTGAAACGCCCAAAACAGAAGTGAAAAAAGGCAAATAATGCAACTACTCACTAATCTAATAGCTACTATTATCTCTACTTTCGCTGGAAAGGCTACAGCTGTAGCCTCTTTTGGGAGTAGAGATAGTGATGTATTGCCTGTGGCTACTCAAGCTAATAGCTTTAAGCGGCATTTTGTCCCAAGGAGAGTGAATGAGCAGGTGGTAGTGGTAGGTAGCAAGGATAGTGGCATCATAGTAGGCAGTGTGTTTTGCGAGGGGTGCGAAGAGCCCTCAGGAAGTAGTGATAACTGTGAAGTGATAGAGTATGAAAATGGTGGACGGATTGTAACTGATACGGCAAATGGGACGATTTCTTTTAGTGGGTTTCAGTACATTTTCAACGGTGATGTGACTATCAACGGTAGTTTAAAGGTGAGTGGTGCAATTAGCGATAGCGTAGGTACTCTCACGGATCATACACATACTGGTGTACTTGCTGGTGGTAGCAAAACAGGAGGCAGATAATGGTGTTCTTGGCAACCGTAGAAGAGAGTGTAAAGCGAATACTAGAGACACCTCTAGGAAGCCGTGTAATGTTACCGACATTTGGCTCTAAGCTCTATACGCTTGCAGATAAAAGAGTAGATGGACGGTGGAAACTGCTACTTATATCTTATGTCTTTGAAGCTATAAAGAAGTGGGAAAAGCGGATAAAGCTAATACGAGTCGTGCCAAAAGTGGACGCTGTGAGTGGCATAGTGAATGTTAGTCTTGAGTTTGAAGATGAGAATAGTAAAAAACGCCAAACGGAGATAATGTATGTTGTTGCCTGATATTCTTGAAGAGATAGATTATGAGACGCTTAAAAGCGATACGATAGCTCTACTAAAAGGCTTTTTGGATGTGGAATTTCTAGAGAGTGACGAGGCAATGCTCATCATAGAAGCTTTGCTATATCGTGAGATGTTGCTAAGAGCTAGGGTAAATAATAGCCTACGAGCGTCATATCTATTTACCGCCACTGGGTCTGACCTTGATAATATTGTCACTGGATTTAAAGTCATTAGACTTGAGCTTGAGAGTGACGAGGCATTACGAGCTAGAGCGTTGCTTTCACTCAATCAATTTAGTACAGCTGGTGCAAGAGGAAGCTATATGTACTGGGCTAAAAGTGTGAGTAGCGACATAAAAGAAGTGACCGTGCTTACGCCAACTGCAGGGACGGTGGAGATAGTATATTCAAGTAATATAGACTACACATTAGCAATATATGAAGCTTGTAATAGTGACGAGGTGCGACCACTTTGCGACACCGTGGTAGTGACAAAATCTACCGTGAAAACAGTAGATGTGGCTTTAGGTATTGAAATATTGAACGGCTACGACATTATCCTAATTAGGCAATCTATCACAGAGGCATTTGCCAACCTCTCACTTGGAATTGGAGATGATTTACCACTATCTAAGATATATGATACGGCTCATGTCGAGGGTGTGTATCGCATAACGTCAACGCTGAATTTTGACATTATCGCAAATGAGCGAGAAGTCATTCAACCAAATATTATATTTAACTAAAGGAATATTATGAGTAATTACGGAGTAAATGTAAAAACCTCAGTAGATGCGGCAAGACCCATAGCGATAAGCTCAAGCACACCCATCGCAATCGTAGGAACTGTAGTGTTGCCTACTACTGTGGGGATACTAGATGCAACAGTGTACGCTGATATAAAGGCTGGCAAGCCATTATATTTTGGGAGTAGCCAAACAGCATTAGCATTTTTCGGAAACCTTGAAGGTACTTTAAGAGAGGCAATAGATGGCATAGAAGACCAAAACGTACAATGCCCTATCATCATTAAAGCTATCAATATGCAAATACCATACAATGGCACATATCTGTATAACGATGGTGCCGTAATATCAGCGATTATATTGGGACTAAATAGTCTCAAATCAGTAGCGTCTATCGTAGGAGTTAAGCCAAAACTTATCGTTGCTCCTAGATTTAGCCACAACCTAGCAGTAGCTACAGAGATGACAGCTGTATGTGAGAGGCTACTAGCTATGGGAGTGGTGGATCTAAACACTGCAAGCGAAAGTGCTGCACTATTGGCTAGAACAGCATTTGGGACAAAAAGAGTACTACTCCGTGACCCATATGTGAAAGTATGGGATACGATGACAAACAGTGAGTCTTTACAACCTCAGAGTGCTAGAATCGCTGGAATGATAGCGGCAACTGATGGTGCTTGGGAGTATGGATGGAGTGATAGCTTTTCTAACCGTGTGATGAATGGCATAGTCGGTACTGCTAGAGATATAGAGTTCAATGCAGGTCAAGACTGCGAAGCTGATAGACTAAGAACAGCGTCTATTGGGACAGTTATTAGATACAACGGCTTTCGTGCTTGGGGTGGAGAGACTACGGATATTGATCCTATTTGGCAAGACCATACTAGGGTGAGAGTTTTTGATAGAGTCGCTGAAGCGGCACTTGATGGGCTTTTTTGGGCTATCGATAGACGGGCTACTGATGTGCTTAAATCAGTCAAGGATAGTGTAGAGCAGATGCTTTTGGCACTCAAGGGTGCTGGCGTGATGATAGGCTATGAGGTGTTTTGGGATATGGAACAAAATACAAAAGCTAATATCACGGCTGGTAAATTCTATCTAAAAGCACAAATGCAAAACAGCCCAATAGTCAAACGACTAGAAGTGAACTTCTCTTATGTGGATAAGTTCGGCGATGTGCTAATCAAAATGATATCTTAAGGAGATTTGAATGGTAAACAATAGAATAAACAAGATAAACAATGCCTCTATATTTGTAGAGGGTTTGGGCTTTATAAGTAATGCTGCTAAGGTGGAACTCCCTGAGGTGGATTTCGTAGATTTCAATGTCACCAGTGGCATGAGTGAACACACGGTGGATACTATAGTGCTTAAAAAGCTAGAGGCTAAGTTCGAATTAAACGATGTAAACAGGGTCTATTTTAATGCGATGAGAAAAAGGCAAGGCGACACTGCTACTTTTTGGGTGAAGGCTCAAATGGAGGGTATTAATGTAGTGGCAACACTAAAGGGCAATATGAAAAAGCTCAAATTCCCAACAATAGAGGTAGGCAAAGAGGCAAAAGTAACATTTGATGTGAATGTGAGATACTTTAAGCTTGAAACTAATGCAGATACTTCGTATCTCATAGATGTGGATAATCTCATCTGTGAAATTGGTGGTGTGGATATATGGGAAGACGCAAGAGCGTTTCATTTAGGGTAAAGGGGAGTAAGAAATGAATAAAAAAGTAATTTTAAGCGATGGTAGAGAGATAACAATAAGAGAGCCTCTTGTAGAGGACAATCTAGCAGTGTCTGAGGTAGAAAATGATTCTCTTGCTGGGATTATACTAGTCTCTAACCTGACGGGGCTAACAGAAGAAGAGATAAGGAAAATGACCTTCAAAGACTACAGGCTTATCCAAGGGGTGGTAACTGATTTTTTGTCTTAGACAGGAAAGATGTAATATTGCTGATAGCCAAGATATCACATTGGTTGCATTTTGGCTACAGAGAGATATTAGAGATAAGAGTTGGTATGGCGATGGAGTTTATAGATATCATAAATCAGATGATTGGAGAGGAGTAGAAGAGTTGTTTTTAAAAATATATTTCAAGATGTACATTATAACAACTGCTTCAATCAAGGTTATTGGAAGCATGAAGAAGTTAAAAAAAACACCAGTAAAAAAAGATGCTATCAGATGCTCATACTCTCCAATATATACTACATATATTGTGGCATTTAACAATATAGCTATGCTCGTTACTAGTTCATATGTAATGAAATTGTTGATTTCTGCTTTATTGGTCATTTCAAATTATATACCAAAAGGATTTACATGTCAAGCATAGCAGACTTAACAGCACGAATAAGGCTATTGCTGACGGGAGACAAAGAAGTCGCCAACGCCACAAAGAGTATAAGTACACTAGGCAAAAGTTTAAATGCATTAAAAAATACGAAAATTAATATAGGTAAAAATCTCAATATTGATTCTATGAACGAGTACAGAGACAAATTTCGTGCCTCATTTTTTGATAAACTAGCTGTGGGTGGAGCTATAGTCGCACCTATCAAATTAGCTATCGACTTTGAAAAAGCTGGTATTGAGGCATCAAAATACCTCGACATGACAAAAGCCGAGCAAGATACACTAAACAAAAATATCCTCTCTCTTTCTACAAAAATGCCTACTAGTGCGGTTGATTTGTATGGTATTGCAACTGCTGGTGGTCAGCTGGGAGTTGCAAAAAAAGATATTTTAGGATTTACAGAAGGAGTTGGGAAAATTTCATTAGCTTTTAATATAGGAGCTGAAGAGACTGGAGATAGTGTAGCTAAGATGATGAATGTCTTTAAACTCTCATCTAAGGATGCAATGCTCACTGCTGATGCTATCAACCATATCACTGATAAGGTTGAGGGCAACACTGCTAAGGCAGGCGAACTGTTAAATGTAACACAAAGAACAGGTGGTATCGCTTCGCTACTTAAAATAAGTGCTACAAACACCGCCGCTCTTGGCTCTGCATTTTTATCTACTGGTCAAACTGCCGAGGTGGCATCAACAGGCATAAATGCATTACTTACAAGGCTAGGTGACCCACAAGGTCAAAATAAAGATTTCCAAGCAGGACTTGAGAGGATTGGATTAAGTGCAAAAGGTCTAAAAGATGCTGTAGACAAAGATGCTACAGGGGCTATTGTGATGTTTATGAAGCAGATAAATAAGCTACCAAAAGAGAACCAACTCTCAGCTCTTAGTCTGCTTTTTGGAGCAGAATATGCTGACAATATTGCTCTTGTAGCTGGTAATACAAAGATACTAGAGGAATCGCTAAAAGCAGTGAGCGACAAAACAAAATATGCAGGAAGTGCCGAAAAAGAGTTTCAAAAACAAATGAAATCTACTGATGCACAACTCAAAATTCTTAAAAATAGTATTTTTGAGCTCGGAATCAACATTGGTTCTGAACTACTGCCGATTGTAACAGACATAGTAATTGGATTTAAAGATGTATTTAAATCTATTTCTGCTTGGACGAGAGAGAATAAAGCCCTAGCAAAAACACTCGGTATTATTATTGGTGGAGGAGCTGCACTCAGCTTGACCATGAGTGGACTCGGATACGCCGGTAGTTTTTTGGTAAGTGGACTACTAAAAGTTACTAAAGTTGCAAAGCTTCTAAGAAATCCTATGTCAATACTCGGAGGTGCAACCTGTGAAGCTGGAGCTTGTGCAGGTACAGCAAGTGGCAAATTTGGAGCTTTGAAAAAATCAATCGGTGGTATCGGAGCTTTAGGTTTTGCACAGATTGCAGGCATTGTGGCTTTGGGTGGAGCATTTGTGGGGCTAAACATTCAAATCGCACAGATGGGTAAAGCCAATATAGACAGTAAACACATAGCGGCCATGACGCCACAACAACTAAAAGAGAATAGAGTCTATCTCAATAAGAGACTAATCAATAGCAATAAGCCACTCACTACGGTTGACGGTGCCTATGAGCGAATATGGCAAGGAACTGATGCTGCCAAAAGAAAAGAGCTACAATCTCTGCAAGTGGCGAACAATAGACGCTTAAAGCCGATAAGAGATGCAGAAGCCAAATATGCAAAAGCCCATCCACGGGTAGCTCAAACTAACCATACGACAATCAACCAAACTGTCGTTGTGAACCAAAAGATGACACAGGCTGAGATAGACAAGATAACAAAAGAGGCCTATAGACGAAGAGATGAACATCTCAAAAATACCTCGCTAAAAGGAGGTAGATAATGGTCTGTATGTTGGGTTATTGTATATTTGACATCACAGATGTGGAGTCGGTCAAAAAACAAGTATCTTTTGGTTATGTACGAAAAGATAGACTACAAAACCACCAATCTACACAATCCGTGGGGCTATGGAATGAGAGTTTTAGCTTTGATGCTGTGATTTACAATGAAGATGGATTAAATACAATGGTATTTGAAGATATGGCAAGAGCCAAAGAGCCTGTATGGTTCGTGATGCCCAGTGGAGAGGCACTAGAGGTCACTATCAACGATATAGACATCACTAGGAGCTATTTTGATGGTGGTGGGCGACCCGTGAAACAAGAAATTAGCTTTAAGCTAGAGGCATATTATGAATGAATATTTGTGTAGTGATGGCGATAGATTGGATACTGTGGTATATCAAGCTTATGCTAGTTTGCAGCCTATGGACTTAGTGCTGATAGCAAATCCACATCTGCTTGAGCATACAAGCCTAAGAGCTGGGGAGATGGTCGCTTTGCCGTTTTGGCAACCGCCTATCGCAAAACAGGAGGCTAGAACGCTATGGTAAACAACTTCACACCACTATTTATGCTGATAGCAAATGATGTAGATGTTACAGCATCTCTAACGCTAGATACTACCACAATCGCTCTGAGTGATAATGATGGGGATGTGTGTGATGAGCTGTCTATCTCCGTGGTGGGGGATTTCAAGCGACCCACTAAAAGTGATGTACTGGATTTTTATATGGGCTATAAAGAGAGTGGACTTAGCAAGGTGGGTAGATACTTCGTGCAGACAAGCGAACGGATAGATATGCAAAGTCTAAATATCACTGCTACTTCTGTAAACTGGAGCGAAAGTCTCAAAGAGAGTAGAGATGCTAAATATGAAAAAACCACCGTAGCTGGGATAGCTAAGACAATAAGCGAACGACACAAGCTAAAACTAAAAAGCGATTGTGAGGATTTGACTATCTCATATATGGCTCAAAGTGATGAGAGTGATTTGGAATTTTTGAGTCGTGTGGCTGAGAAGTTTGACCTGATTTATAATATCAAAAACGAGACTATCGCTATGTTACACCGCACGAAAGAGAGTAAAAAGTCACAGCACTTGCCTGTCTTCATAGTAGACGCTAGTGAGTGCTACTCTATATCAATAAGGCACTCAAATCGCACTTATTATGAAAGTGCGACAGCTACATATAGAGATACTAAAACAAATAAACACAGGGAGGTAAAAATAGGCGACGAAAAACCAACACTGGGCATCAAGGACGATTACAAGAGCGAAAGCGAAGCAACGCAGAGTGCAATAGCCGAACTGTCCAAAGCAAACAGAGGGATGAAGAGCGGCTCACTATCTCTAAAAGGAGAGCTGATATTCGCTGGTGGGGTGTTAAACTTAACGAACGCTGGTGAGGACAGTGGTGAGTACAGCATCAAAAGTGTAACACATACGCTAGATGGTAGTGGGTGGAATATCGATGTGGGGTTTGAAGCATGAGTATATTACCAAACAATGAGCCAAAACACTTACACGAGTTAGATAAGGCACTAGAGAGCAGATGGAGCTTTGATATAATCAAGAACCCTTTGCATCCAAAATGGTGTGATGCTAAATACTTGCCATTTGTGGCGAAGGCTTATGATATGGATATTTCTTTGTTTGGTGAGATGCAGGCGAGAGAAGCACTAGAGACTGCTATCTGGGGCAAAAGCAAAATCGGTACGATAGGAGCTGTAAAAGAACTTTTGCAAACATTTGACCCACTCGCAAGGATAGAGACAAAAGAGACTACTCCCAAACATAATAGTCAATACAGATACGATGGCACAATCGCATATAGAGACTACAGGCTTACCCACTGGGCTAAATATACAGTGATTTTAACAACACCAATGGCTATCTCTCAAAAGGAGAAGCTAGTAGAACAACTGAGAGTCATCGCTCCAGCTAGGTGCGAGCTGGTGGAGATGGACTCACAAATCACAATAATACACAATGGAGAGATTAAATATGACGGAAAATACAACTATGGAGGATATATAAATGGCTAATTTAACAGAATTAGAACAGTATGATGCAGGGATTTATCAGATAGAATCTACCGACTTTGTCGCTGGTGGAGCTAATGGGGTGACCAATACGCCACTCAAACAACTAGCAAACAGGACTAAATGGATCAAAGCAACAATAGACGCAATATTGGCAGGGACTAAGCTAACCAAATCAATGGTTGGCTTAGCAAATGTAGATAATACAACAGACTTAGCTAAGCCTGTAAGCACAGCAACAAATACGGCTTTAGCCTCTAGAGTAGCAAAAGCTGGGGAGGTGATGACAGGCTCACTTGTAGCACCCGCTTTTGGTGCAACGGGCAATAGTTATACAAGAATAGCTAATCCTGCTGGGGGGGCGTACAGCAGTACAACTTCTTCAACGGGAGCTATAAAAATAACTCTGCCCCAAACATGGACTAACACTATGATGAGTATGAGCGTTCGTATCTTCAACTATGTGACTGGAAAGAGTTTTGATGTATTTGTGGCTGGGTATTTATACGAAGCTGGGGCAATGTGGTATAATACTTCTGCTTATATAATTAGTGGTGGCGATACAAATTACACGGTCAGATTTGGTCACGATGGCACGAAGTGTTGTGTTTATATTGGAGAAACAACTTCCACTTGGAAATATCTAGGTGTAACGATAATAGATTTTCAAGCAAAACACATGAATTATGAAATGGCAAAATGGGATAAAGGGTGGTCGATTGGTCTCGTCGATGCCATTGGAACTATTACAGCCACACACACCAATGTGCAAGTTGGTCAGTGGGTAGAGGGGAGCAAGGTTGTAACAGAAGCAATGCTACTGGCGAAAAAGTATGTATCCCCATGGTTTGATGTGACATTCAATGCAACATATCCTATTACTC